TAATTACATAAAGGATTTAGAGACACAATTAATTGAGTTTCCTACTAAAGGAACTCACGATGATATTATAGATGCCTTAGCTTATATAGACCAGGTGAGTGTTGCAGACTTTATGCACACTATTGAATTAGAGGATGAGTGGGAACCTTATGATGAAGTTAGCGGATATTAAAAATTATGTTTGAAGACGACAGTAATGATTATAGAGCATTAGCTTCTTGGTTGCAGTCTAGATTAGAAGTCTGGCGTAACCACAGAGATACTAATTATTTAAAATCTTGGGATGAATACTATCGTCTATGGCGTGGTATATGGGCTGCTGAAGATAGAAACAGACAGTCTGAGAAGTCTAGAATCATCGCACCTGCTCTACAACAAGCAGTAGAATCTAGTGTAGCAGAGATTGAAGAAGCTACGTTCGGAAGAGGTAAGTGGTTCGATATCCAAGATGATATTATGGACCCAGAGAAACAGGATGTTGAATATCTACGTAATCTACTACAAGAAGACTTAGAAGCATCAGGAGCAAAAGATGCTCTATGTGAAGTATTTCTTAATGCGGCTATCTACGGTACTGGTATCGGTAAGATAATCACTGAAGAGAAGACAGAGAAACAACCTATAGAGGTTCCTATAGAAGGAACACTAACTACTACTAGACAACTAAAGGAATATGATACTATATCTGTAAGGGTAGAACCTGTATCACCTAAAGAATTTTTAATTGACCCTAGTGCTACCTCAATAGATGAGGCATTAGGAGTAGCTCACGAAGTATATAAACCTAGATATGTCATCAATGAAGGTATGGAGAGGGGTGTATATAGAGATTTAGATATTGAGGGTGATGTAGATATAGCTCAAGTAGGCTATGACCCTGAGTATAGCGGTAGAGATGCCTCAGACCAAATTAAGATTTGTGAATACTGGGGACGAATACCCAAGAGATTCTTAAATAAAGAAGTAGATAAAGATGATTTTGAGTACAATGATGATGAATTAGTAGAAGCAGTCGTAACGATAGCTAATGATAAGTACATATTGAGAGCTGAAGAGAATCCATTTATGATGGAAGACAGACCTTTCATAGCTTATCAGCACGACTTAGTACCTAATAAGTTCTGGGGGAGAGGTGTATGTGAGAAGGGGTATAATCCTCAAAAGGCATTAGATGCTGAGATGAGAGCTAGGATTGACTCTCTAGCCCTAACCACTACACCTATGATGGCAGCTGATGCTACTCGTCTACCTAGAGGTCTAAAATTAGAGGTGAGACCAGGCAAGACTATCTTGACTAACGGTGACCCTAGACAGGCTATTATGCCTTTGACCTTAGGACAGACTGACCCCCAGACGTATAATCAAGTCACTGCACTACAGAATATGGTACAGATGGGTACTGGTTCTGCTGATGTAGGCACACCAGATAGAGCTACTTCTAGTGGTATGTCTATGATACAATCAGCTTCTATCAAAAGACAGAAGCGTACTTTAATGAACTTCCAGAATACCTTCTTAATCCCTATGATTAATAAGACTATGTGGAGAAAGATTCAGTTCGATGTAGACCGTTATCCTGTAGCAGATTACAAGTTTGTGCCTTACTCAACTATGGGTATTATGGCTAAAGAACTAGAGATGCAACAGATGGTGTCTATGCTACAGTCTATCCCTAAAGATTCACCAGCATTCAACATACTATTAGTATCTGTATTCCAAAATTCTAGTATGCACAATAGAGACCAGGTAGTTAATGCACTGATGCAAGGTATGCAGCCTGACCCTCAGCAACAACAGATTGAACAGATGCAGTTAGAACTTCAGATGAAACAAGCTGAAGCAGATATTCAGAAGACTTTAGCTGAAGCACAAGAAGAACAAACTAAAGCTATGAAGAACGCAGCTGAAGCAGGTGCTAAACAACCTACTGAATTAGATATGCAGGAAAGAATAATCTTACTACAGAAAGAACTAGCAGCTATAGATAAACTACAAGCTGACACAGAGAATGTAAATAGTGAGACAGTAAGAAATATACCTGAAATAGAGCACCTCAAATCGGAGACAATGCTAAATTATGCAAACGCATTCAGTAACAGAGAGTGATAGAACTTTCTATAAGAACAGAACAGCACTAACAGAACAAGATGGTTGGCTAGATTTAATTGAAGAGTTAAGTAATCTAGAACAACTTTATAATAGTTTAGATTCAGTAGAATCTGAAAAGGACCTTTGGTTCAACAGAGGTCAGTTGGCAATCTTAAGACAGATATTGTCTTTAGAGGAAACAACAAGATTAGCGGTAGAAGAACTAGATTTATAGCTCTACCATTTTATTGTATATGTAAAATACACCCATAATCCAGAGATGGACGGAGATAAACCAAAATGAGTAATATAGTAGTGGACGCTGAATCCCTAACTTCAGAAGCGGTAGAAACACAACAATCACCAATAACAAATGAAGAACAACAGGTATCAAATATAGACCAACTATCTGATGTTTCTGAAGTTAATACTTTAGAAGCTGCAGATACAACAGCTAGTGCCATACCTGATAAATTTGCTGGTAAGAGTGTAGAAGAGATAGCAGATAGTTACATTAACTTAGAGAAAGAATTGGGCCGTAAAGCTCAAGAAGTAGGTGAGTTAAGAAAGTTATCTGATAGTTTCCTACAAGCTGAGGTAATGAGAAATCAGAATAATCCACAACAATCCTCACAAGCGTTAGCTAATGCCAACGCAGAAACACAAGAGGAAGATAGGATGGGGGACTTTTTCGAGGACCCAAATAAAGCGGTTAATCAAATGATTGAGAACCATCCTAAGTTCCAGGAGTTCCAGGAGTTTCAAACTCAACAAGCACAAGCTTCGAGTAAGACACAACTGGAACAAGCCCACCCAGATTTTAATACTGTCATTCAAGATGGCAAGTTTCAAGAATGGGTACAAGGTAGTCCTATTCGTATGCAGTTATTTCAAGCAGCGGATGCCTATAATTTTGATGCAGCTAATGAGCTACTTAATAATTGGAAAGACCGTTCTATGGTCTCGAAGACACAAGAAGTAAATCAAGCAGCAGCAGAGGATAGACAGACGAGACTTAAAGCAGCTACTACTGAATCAAGGAGTGCTACGGGTTCAAAAGGAGGCGGTAAGTCCTATAGACGGGCAGACTTAATCCGATTAAAAATGGAAGACCCTACCAGGTATGAGTCGTTACAGAGTGAAATCTATGCAGCTTATGCAGACGGTAGGGTTACATAAATATATATTATTTCTTAAGGAGAAAATAAAATGGCTTTTGGAGGCTCACCCGCGGTAACCACCGCAATTGCTAATAATTTCATACCTGAACTATGGTCAGATGAAGTTATTGGTGCATATAAATCAAACTTAGTAGTTGCTAATGTAGTAACTAAAATCGCACATAAAGGTAAGAAGGGCGATACTATTTACATTCCTGTACCCACTAGAGGGGCTGCAGCTGCAAAAGCAGCGGACACAGAAGTAACTTTACTTGCTTCTGCTAACACTGCAGTAACAGTATTAATAGATAAACACTATGAATACTCTAAACTAATTGAAGACATCGCTGAAATTCAGGCACTATCTTCAATGAGGAAGTTCTATACTGATGACGCTGGTTATGCTCTAGCTAAACGAGTAGACACCGACCTAATAGACCTTGCAGAAGGTTTCCAGAGTGGTTCTACTACAGACAAATCTTACGATAACGCTTATATTGGTTCAGGTACTACTGCCTTTACGGGTACTAATGAAGCTGATATTACTGATGCAGGTATTCGTTCTTTCTTGTTGAAGCTGGATAATGCTGATGTACCGATGGATAATCGTGTAATGATTATTCCACCTGTAGCAGCTAATGACTTACTAGGTATTCAACGCTTTACTGAACAAGCCTTTATTGGTGATGGTAATGCAATTAAGACTGGTAAGATTGGTTCAATCTATGGTGTAGATGTTTACATCTCAACTAACTGTCCTACTGTTAAAGTAAGTGGTGGTACTGGTAACAGTGCTGCAGGTACTGAGCGTGTAGGTGTTGTTATGCACAAAGATGCCTTAGTGTTAGCGGAGCAGATGGGTGTTCGTACTCAGACGCAATACAAACAAGAATACTTAGGTGACTTGTTTACTGCTGATACTATCTACGGAGTTAAAGAATTACGAAATGATGCTGGTTTAGCATTTGTAGTTCCCGCTTCTTAGTAGTTAACTAAGTAATAGCATCTTCTTATATTATGTAAGAGGGTGCTATTCTGAGTTAATTATAGAGGTTTAGGCTATGCCTATATATTCATATAAGTGTGACAAAGACCACATAACAGACAATATTGTTTCTTATAAAGATAGAAAAAAGACACAAGTATGTAATCAATGTGGAGGAGAAGCTAACTTTAAACAGACCTTCTGTACAGAGTTCCAATATAGTGAGAACTATAATTCCTTTGGGGCTGATAGACACAGATGGAGAGTTAGAGAAAATCATAGAAATAAAACTGTAGGAAAGAGTTATGATTAGTAACGATATATTTAAGGATAGTACGTCAGGACTAGACTTAGAAAGAATTAAGGAAAAGATTCGTTCTATCTGGTCTAGGATAATAGTAGCACAATATGGTGAAGATTATAAACATCAGAAAGATGATGATGAAGACTATGTATCTATCGAAGAATATTTAGAAGAGAATCAATTATTTTTTCCTGGTGATGAAAAACCTACCAGTGAGGTAGATAGTCTAGTAGAGATGCTAGAGAATATTATGGACCCTAAAGAAGAGTTAGAGCCTGTAACTAAAGATGGTAAAGCACCTTCATACGAAGGCTCAGAAATAAAAGCTCACAATGAGAGAATAGGTAAGAACTTAGAAGCTACTGAATATAAAGTTAAGCATATCTCTACTTCTACACCTACAGATTCTAGTAGTAGTGCTAAAGGTAGAGGTACTTATGATAGGCCTTCATCTGGAAAGATAGCACAAAGAACAGACTCAGCTGTTAAAAGAAGTTATGCACCTATAATTGAAAAGATTATAGAAGAGTTACTTAGCTTAGAAGAAAGACAAACTATGGGAAGAAAGAAACAGTTCGCTAGATTATGAGCAGACATTTTATGGGGCACCACCGCAAGCCTAAAATTAAAAGGCATCCTTGGAAGAGGCGTAAGACTATTGCGATGTATTTATTTAGAAGAAGGTTTGCCTCATCGCCAGCTGGAACCGCAGCGGTAGAAATTCTAGCAGAGAATGGTGCTTACTTGTACTCTGAAGATAACAAATATATAATTAAGGAGTAACGAATGGCTACAGTCAAAATATCCGCCCTA